CAAAACCGAATTAATATGGCCGGCTGAAAACAAGGAGGAAAACGAAATGAAAAAGCTTTTAATTACCTACAATATGCAGAATGACACTGAAAGCTGCGAAACCTGCATTGTGCTGCCAATGGCCGATGAGATTGCCGAAAGTATTTTAGAAATGGGCTGGGAAAGCAGCTACTTGGACGGTTTGGGTATTGACGGCACAGAGGGCGAAATCCACCGCATTTTAAGAACATTGTCTGAAATCCAAGGCTATGAATTTGCCGGATTTTGCACTGCCAAAGAAATTAAAGATTAAGCCGAAACGCCCTTTGGGGCGTCTGCATGGAGCTGGCCGCCATGTACTGATGAGGCAGGCCAAAAGGGGTGGATATATGGAAACCTTATTAAAAGCAACTGAACTAGCTCAGATAATGGGCTGCTCCGAAAGGTATGTGCAAAAGCTTGGCGCAACTGGTAAACTTTGCAGCCGAAAAATTTTAAATGAAAAAAATCGTCCGATGATGTTTTTCCCGCTAAGCGAGTTAAGCCCGGAGCTGCAGCGCAAATATCTGGCGCAAAATCATATTGCAGTGCCGCAGACAGATATGCCCGGAACCCCGGAGCAGCAGACAATGGACAGCTTCAGCGCGGATGAGCGCGAAGAAATCCAGTTTTGGCTGGATACTCTGAGCGAGTGGCAGCAATACCGGGAAAACTACACCAAAGGCAGCAAAGCCCAGGCCGACGAACAATATGTGTGCCTGTGCGCTAAAGCCCACCCGGAAAAACTTTTCTCGACAGATATATTATACCGCAAACAAAGGGCTTTGCGCAACAAAAATTTATCGGGGCTATTAGACAAACGCGGCAAAAGCCGCAAAGGCAAGTCGAGTATCCCGGAAGTTATCTGGCAGGCGTTTTTGAGCTTTTATCTGGACGAAGCCCAGCATCCAATTAAAAAGTGCTGGGAATATACCAAAATGTGGGCGCAGCAAGAGCGGCCGGAACTGGTGGCGGATATACCCTGCTACACTACATTCTCCCGGCACGTCAAAAGCGACGTTCTGGAGGCAGTTAAAACGCTGGGGCGCGAGGGTGAAAAAGCTTTCAGCGACCGCTGCGCGCCATATATCCGCCGCACCTATGAAGATATGCAGAGCAACGACTGGTGGATTGCCGACAATCATACCTTTGACATTATCTCGCAGGACGAAAACGGTAAAAACCACCGCCTGTATCTTACAGCCTTTTTTGACGCCAGAGGCGGCATATTCACCGGCTGCTATGTAACGCTGAACCCCAGCAGCCAGGCCACCTTAATAGCCCTGCGCAAAGGCATTATAAAGTACGGCATACCCAAAAACATCTATGTGGATAATGGCCGCGAGTTTTTAACATTCGACATCGGCGGCCTCGGCCACCGACAAAAGAAAAATAAGGGCGGCAAGCAGTACAATCCGCCGCCGGTATTTACCCGGCTGGGCATTAAAATGACCAACGCCATAGTCAGGAACGCCAAGGCCAAAATCATTGAGCGGCGTTTTCGGGACGTAAAAGACCACCTCTCCCGGCTGTTTGAAACCTACACCGGCGGCAATGTGGTAGAGAGACCGGAGCGGCTGAAAAAGGTGCTTAAAAAAGGCGGCATTGCCACCGACGCCGAACTGACCGCCATAGTCGAGGAATTGCTGGAGCATTACTTTAACGAGGCTCCATACGGCGGCGCGGTGGCGGCAGACCGGGGCAAGCCCAGAATGCAGGTATATCAGGAGAACCTGCTGGAAAAGCGCACCACCTCAGCCGAGGAACTGGCGCTGATGTTAATGCGCAGCGCCAGACCGCAGAAAATTACTAATAGAGGCGTACACCTGGATATTGGCGGCGGACGCATTGATTATTGGAATAATGAGTTATTGGCTTTGCAAGACCAGACGGTATATTTTAGATATGACCCGGAGAATTTGGCCGAGGTCAGAGTTTATGACCTGGAAGACCGCTATATAATGAGTGTTCCAGCAGATAACGAAGCTATATTAAGCTATAACGCCAGCAAAGAAGAAGTAAAAGCGGCAATGAATAAAACGCGCCGGTTTGCTAAAATCACTAAGGAGGTATTACAAAGCAGCGTTTTGCCGGGCATCAACAGCCGCACCGCGCTGGAGCTGGTTTTGAGTGAGGCTGAACGGAATAAGCAGGCCAGGGCCGAAAATCCCCTGCCGGAGCCGAAAATTATCGCTCTGCAAAGGCCGAACGAAGAGCCGCTGCTTAAAGCAATCGGCGATGATTATACGCCGGATTTAAGCCGGATGACCAGAAACGCTAAATTAAGAAACGGAGGAAATGAAGATGGAGAAAACATATAATCAAGAGCTGCAAAAACAGCTGGAAAGCTACATTGAGGCCAGCCATATCAGCCAGGCCAAATTAGCGCCTAAAATCAATATCAGCCAAACCGCCCTTTCCTGCTGGCGGCGCAGTCAGTATGACGGCGACATTGGCGCGCTGGAGCATAAAATTGAGGAGTTTTTGAGGGTGGAAAACGCCGCTCAGGAGCAGGCCGCCAAGGCCGCTCCTTATCTGCCGGTACTTGAATATATACCCACCTCCATATCCGAGGACGTTTACAACGCCATTTGTTACTGCCAAATGGAGCGCGGTATGGTTATTTTGCACGGCGACGCCGGGATTGGCAAAACCAAGGGCGCGGAAAAATTTGTGAGGGAGAACCCCACGGCGGCGGTATATATCCAGGCCACGCCAGCCAGCGGCACGTTGGGCAATATTTTGAAGCTGCTGGCCAGAGCGCTCCGGGTGCCGGAAAGTCGCAGCAAGCTGGATTTGCTGTTAGCTATCCGGGAAAAGCTGGAGGGAACCAACCGGGTTATCATTATTGATGAGGCCCAGCATTTGAAACTGAACGCTTTGGAGGAAATTCGCACCTTATCCGACCCTAACAGCCTGACCGGCCAGAAAGGCACCGGCATTTGTCTTATCGGCAACACCGAGGTTTACAGTCGAATGGTGGGCAAGCAGGAGGCGCAATTTGCCCAGCTGTTCAGCCGCATCAGAATGAACCGGCGATACAGCACCCAAAAGGTACAAAAAAAAGACGTGGAGGCGCTTTTCCCCAAGCTGGCTGAGGAGAGTGCTAAGGAAGAATTGAAATTTTTGCACAGTGTCTGCCATTCCAAGTGGGGCATTCGAGGTGCGGTGAATTTGTATAATAACGCCGTAAATAACGCGGATATAAGCTATAAGGGACTATATGGTATGGCAAGAAGTATGGGCATCGGCATAGTATAAAGGAGAGGTTACAAATGGAAATAAAAAATTTTTTGAATAAAATGCTGACCTGTTTTGAGATTGGTTTAGCTGCCGGCCTGCTGGCCAATAGTGAAAGAGCAATTTTACCCCTGACTATTCTGGCGGTTTTGCTGGGTATTTGGTTATGCAAAGAAAAAATCTTTTAATTCGGGGTTTATCCCCGGCCTTAATGCAGCCCTCCAGCGTTTGGCGGAGGCCAGTCGCAAGCCTGGTATAATGCAGAGCGAGGCCAAAACATAAGGAGGCGATATAATTGGTTGATGTAAGCTTTAAGAAAATCACGAAAAGCGGCGGTATTACCCTGCCCCGGCAAATTCGGCAGGAGTTGGGAATGCTGCCCGGCGTGGCTTTGGAAATCAGGCCGGAGGCGGACGGCAGCCTGCGGCTTTGCAAACATGCGCCCAGCTGCCATTTATGCGGCAGCGCCGAGGAGGTTACAACCCACAAAGGGCTGACGCTCTGCCGGGAGTGTGCCGCATCATTTAGCAGGGAGGTGGATTGATGAGTGGAACAGCTTTACATTTGCGAGAGATGGTTGACGAGTACGCCGAACTGACCAGACAACAAACGGCTATTAAAGGCTGTTTGGAAGCCTTAAAAGCGAGGTTTGAAAAGCAGGCCATGGCCGATCTCAAGGATACCAAACGCAAAAGCGCAGTCTATTGGGGCAGCGGCCAGAACCGGGTGGTGGTGCAAATGGCGAAAAGCGTCAAGCCAATATCCGTTACTATGCTTAATGAGGTTTTGGGTAATGTGGCCGGGGATTTTGTTAAGCAGGAGGTTAAAATCACGCTGACGGAGCCTTGCAAGCGGCTGTTGGCTATGGTATTCCAAGGCAATTACACCGAGGGGCGTCTGGAAGAACTTATTCAGGGTATAAGCAGCGACGCCAAAATTCAGGCCACGCTGAAGAAAAAGCTTAAAGGCCGTTGGGAAAAGGATACGGCGGCGCTTATGCAGGTGGCCGGGCTGGAAGAACAGCAAGCCTCGGACTGCGCCTATCTGGCGGCGGAGGTTATTGGCTGGGAATGGCTTTGTCAGGTGCTGAAAGCCGGCGGCTGGAGCGGCTCTGTGCAGGAGGCCATCGAGATTATCCGCTCCGCCGTTATTGTGGACGAAAGCCTCAAGGTGGGCATAGAATTGGAGAATTAGGCAGGAGGTGGAAAAATGGCTGCCATAAACGCCAGACAGATTAGAACTATTTACGCCCTGGGCAATGCCCTTGGCATATTAGACAGGGGTAATGCTGATGATGAACTGCACGCTTTTGTGGCGGCCAAAACCGGCAAAAGCTCCATTAAGGAGTTGACCAGCGCCGAGGGCGAGGCCGTTATAGTTGCTCTGCAAAAGCGGCAAACAGAAAAGCCCAAACGCTCCGGCAAAACCAAAGAACACCCGGCGGTGGCCGGCGGCATTACCGCCGACCAGCAGCGCAAAGTTTGGGCGCTGATGTATAAATTAAGAGATTTGGACGCGGAGCCGAACAATAGGCCGCTGGGCGAGCGCCTGTGCAGTATTATCAAAAAGGAGCTGGGCGTGGAGGCCAGACCGCAAAATCCCTTTGTCTGGGTGGATTTTAAGGCTGGAGCTAAACTGCTGGAAACGCTAAAAGGTTATGTTAAGAGCGCCGAAAAGGCAGCGCAAAAGGCAGCGCAAAAGGCAGGCGCTGGGCTATGAGGGATTTTATTATCCAGCCGGACGACCTCAACGAGGAACAGCAGCATTTAGCAGAGCTGATTGGTTTGGATAACTTTGCCAAACTGGTGCAGGTGTTCGGCGGCACAAATATTTATATTCCCAAGCCGGAGGCGTTTGGGCGCAGCGTCCGCAATGAAAAAATCCGCCAGGAGTATAACGGCAGAAATATTAAAAGTTTGGCGGTTAAATATGGTCTAACCGAAATATGGATACGCAATATTCTGGGCGAAACCGTCAATAGTAATACTGCCAGAGTATTGCCAGGCCAAATGAGCATATTTGATTTTCTGAACAGCAGCTAAAAAGTAAAGTGTTTTCCTAAAGTAGTTTATTATTTTAGTTCGCAAATTTTATGTATAATGATAGCAAAAAGTTATCATTATACCTCATAAAAATCGTTAAAAAGTTTTCGTTTTCCATATAAAGGGTATAGTGATAAGAAATCGTTATCACTATACCCTATTTTTTATTTATGGAGGTTTTAGAGATGTTATTTGATAGTGGCACTTGGTGGCTTATTGGTTTGCTGGCGGCTGGCCTTATTGCTACCGCTGAATATTTGCTCAAACGCTCTCTATTCGGACGTATAGATGAGATGAGCAGTAAAATTAAGAATATTGATGATAATATGGTAAAAAAGGCCGACTATGAAAAGGCGCACGATAAAGCCCTAAAGGATATTGAGCAGATAAAAAAGGACTATACGCCGCGAGATGTGCATAACAAAGCTTTTGATGAGGTTAGATCCGACATCAAGAAAATTACCGAAAATTATCTGACCAAGGAAGATTTTTTCCGCGAACAGGCCAAAACCGAAAATAAACTAGACCGAATATTAGATATTCTTATAGACAAAGGAGGCAAACATAATGGATAAATCAGATTTGCGGAAGTTTAGCAATGCTAAATTTGTCAGCAATAATGGCAGTGTCCTTGAAAGAATGAATATGTTAGCTGGAAAATACAAGCGACTTTCCGACATTCAAAAAGTAACGGAAGATTTGGACGGTGTAAGTAAAGAAGAATTTATTGAGTCAATCGATTTTCTGGCCGAAGAAAAATATATCCACTTGCGCACTATTGCCGAACATTGTCCTGCTATGCTGGCAGATTGTGAGTATAAGGAACTGGAGGGCAAACCGACCGGCAAAGGGACGCGGCTCTTGTATGGATATATTAAAGATGATATGGTTGAGGTATAGACTATGGGCAAAAAGGCAAACAAGGAACCCAACCGCAAGCACAGCAAGATTGACGCACTGCCGCCAGAGCTTAAAAGCACCGTCCAACATATGCTGCTGGCCGGATATAAATATTGGCAGATACAAGATTATCTGGCCGAAAACGGTGTTAGCATATCGCTGGCGGCTATATGCACCCACGCTCGGCGCTTTAGGGCAGACGTGGAAACGCTAACCATTGCCAACGAAAATTTTAAGGCGATGATGCAGGAGCTGGAGCGCTGCCCGGATTTGGATACCACAGAGGCCATTGTGCGCTTAACCAGTCAAAACCTGTTTAAGGCACTGGCTAATACCAGCGAGGAGGATTGGCAGGAAATTGAGCCGCAGGAGCTTATGAAGCAGGCCACCGGTCTTGTTAGAGCGGCGGCATACAAAAAGCGCGTGGAAGTGCAGAACCAGACGGACACCGAGGCCGGGCTGGAGGCCGTGCGGCAGCTGGTATTTGACGCAATGGCCAAGGAACGCCCGGACTTATACGAAGAAGTTAATAAATTCCTCAAGGCTAAAAAGGCCGAGGAGCTGGAATAGGAGGAATGATTATGTGGCACGTTTTGCAGGTTACCACCGGCAAAGAACAGGCGGTGGCCGAGGCGCTGGCGGCATTGCCGGACTTTAATATTAAAGCCTGCGCGCCAAGTGAAAACCGCTTAATCCGCAAGGGCGGCGGTTGGGAAACCAAGCTTTACACGCTATTTCCGGGATATGTATTTGCGCAGCTGAAATATACTGCCGAAAGCTATTATGCAATTAAAAAGCTGCCCGGCGTGCTGCGCTTTTTGGGAGCTGACGGACTACACTCGGACAGTCTGACCTATATTGAGGCTGAATGGCTAAGGGCGCTGGCTAACGAGGGAGAGCCGCTTGAGCCTACCAAGGCCGCCCTGAATGCGGACGGTGAGATTATTTTGCAGGGCGGCATTTTGAAAAGCTTTACCAGTCGAATTATTAAACTGGACAAGCACAGCCGCAAAGCCAGCGTGGAGTTGAGCGTTTGCGGTGAAAAGAAGATAATTACCCTCTCCTTTGTCTTGGAGGGCGAGGAAAGCGAACAGTAAAATAACCTGTGAGCAGCCGGGCGGTTGATGCGTCCCACCGGCAGGCTAAACAGGGGACATAAAAAGGCCGTTGGCAGCGCCGAAATATCAGGATAGCAGGTTTATCCTGAATGGCGCAGCCCGGCCTAAAATATACCGTTTAATTTGCCCACAAACCCTTTCAAAAACGTTCAAAGAGCAAAACACTAACAACTATACCTATTCGCAGAAAAGCGCCCACACGGGGGCTTATTTTTATACTTAAACATTTGGCAATTAATAAGGAGCCGCTTATGGATATTATGGATGCGAAAAAAATAATCGAAGAGATTGAAGCGATAAAGTCAAAAACCTGCCCGGAAATATTAGAACCTTGTGGCGCTGGTATGTGCAAGGAATTAATTATGAACGATTTTTTTCAGACAGTAGCTGGAGAACCACAAAAATGGCAATGGCGAAAATGTTTAGATGGCTTGCCGCCGTTTGATAAGGATGTGTTGGTTGTTTGTAAACGTTCCCGTGGCAATATTGATATTGGAGTTGCTTATTTTAACAGAAAATATGTGAATTGGCGTTGGTCGTTGACAGGCACAGAAATTAAAGTAGACATTACCCACTGGATGCCGTTGCCCGAACCGCCTGAAGATATTTAAGGAGGCTGTTAAAATTTGAGAAAAACCAAAAGAGATGCTGCCGAAACCCTGTTTGGTATTCTCCAGGAAACCGAGGCGCTGGCAGAAGAACAGCCAGGCAATGATATAAACGCCCTGAATGAGCTTTTGGCGCAGTTTTTAAGCCAGGATAAAATTTCCGACAATTTGGACAAACAGGCTATTAAGCGAGATTGGCTGAACGGCACGGCGCTTACCGGCGCAAACGGCGTCCGCCGCAAGCTGGCGGCCATTGATTTAGAATTCTTTGGCCGGGCGTATTTCCCCCACTATTTCAGCCGACCAAGCCCGGATTTTCACCGGGAACTGGATACTATCTGGCAGGAGGGCGTGCTGAAAAACAGCAATCCCTATGTAGCGGCGCAGGCTAAGCAGATAAACCGTGCGCCCGGCGTGCGCCGGGTGGTGGCGGCTCCGCGCGGCCACGCTAAAAGTACCAACCTGACCTTTAAGGGTACTATGCACGCCGTTTTGTACGGATACAAGCACTACCCTATTATTCTTTCTGACAGTTCCGAACAGGCCGAGGGTTTTTTGGACAACCTGCGCGTGGAGTTTGAGGAAAACGAAGCTATAATTGAGGATTTTGGGCTGCTGGCCGGTAAAGTCTGGCGCTCTAACGTGCTGCTGACCAGAAGCAATATTAAGATTGAGGCTATTGGCAGCGGCAAAAAAATTCGTGGCCGCAAGCACCGCAACTGGCGCCCGGATTTGCTTATTCTGGACGACGTCGAGAATGACGAAAACGTCCGTACCCCGGAACAGCGAGCCAAGCTGCAAAGCTGGTTTAATAAGGCCGTTTCTAAATCCGGCGACGATTACACGGATATTATCTACATCGGCACAATGCTCCATTATGACAGCCTGCTGGCCAATACGCTGCGAAATCCGGCGTACAGAGCTATTTTGTATAAGGCGGTTATCAGCTTTTCAACGGCGGACAATCTGTGGAAGACCTGGGAAGATATTTTCTGCGATTTGGATAATCCCAATCGGGAACGGGACGCCAGGGCTTATTTTGCTGCTAATGAGGCGGAAATGCTGGCCGGCGCCAAAGTGTTGTGGCCGGAAAAACTAAGCTATTACGATTTAATGGTGATGCGCATAGCCGAGGGCGACGCTGCGTTTAACTCGGAAATGCAGAACGAGCCTGTTAATCCGGAAGATTGCCTGTTTATGAGCGAGTGGTTCGACTATTACAACGAGGCCGAACTCAGCTTCAGGGACAGGGTTTTTCAATTTTTCGGTTTTGTCGACCCTTCTTTGGGCAAAAGCAAAAAGAGCGACTATTCGGCGATTATTACGCTGGCCAAGCATAAAATCAGCGGTTATATGTACGTTATAGACGCAGATATTGAGCGCCGCCACCCGGATAGAATTATTGCAGATATTTTGGAAAAGGAGCGGTGGCTCAGAGCCAGCTTTGGCCGGGGTTATAAAAAGTTTGGTGCTGAAACAAACCAATTCCAGTGGTTCCTCAAGGAGGAGCTGGCCAAAGCCTCGGCTAAAGCCGGGTTATATCTGCCGATTATTGAGGTGCAGCAAAGCACAGATAAGATGCTCCGCATCCAAACATTGCAGCCAGATATTAAAAATAAATATATCAAGTTCAACCCACGGCACAAGCTGCTGTTAAAGCAGCTGGAGCATTTTCCAATGGCCGACCACGATGACGGCCCGGACGCTTTGGAGGGCGCCAGAACGGTAGTCAAGAAGACCAAGGGCTTTAGAATTATGGATAAATCAAGTTTTGGATTATAGGAGGGTGGCAATGTTAGTTGGTTTGCACGATGCCGACAAGGAGCATATAAAAGGAAAAACTTTTCCTAATTACGCACTGATGAAAATATCTGCCTATCATAAGGCAATGGGCGATAAAGTGGAATGGTGGAACCCTCTTAAACAATATGACCGGGTATATTCCAGCAAAGTTTTTGACTTTACGCCGAAAAATCCCTATTTGCCCAAAGATACAATCCGTGGCGGCACAGGCTATCCTGACGTGCCAATTCAGCAGCAACTAGCCCCGGCTATTGATAATACATTCCCGGATTACAGTATTTATCCAGCCTGCGATTATGCAATCGGCTATATAACCAGGGGCTGCCCCAATCATTGCCGCTGGTGCTGTGTTCCGGCCAAAGAGGGAGATATTAAACCCTATCGTGATTGGGAACAGCTGGTTAGGCCGGACAGTAAAAAACTTGTGCTTATGGATAACAATATTCTGGCCTCACATTTTGGCATTGCCCAACTGGAAAGGCTTATTGGCAGCGGTTATGCAATCGACCTTAATCAGGGCATGGACGCCCGGCTGGTTGATGGGCAGATTGCTAAAATTATATCGCAGCTTAAATGGATTAGATTTATCCGCTTCAGCTGCGACCAGCAGGCGCAAATTGAAGCAATATACAAAACTGCCGAACTTCTTGGCAAATATTGTATTAAGCCCTACCGTTTTTTTGTTTATCTGTTGGTTACAGAGGATATTGAGGACGCCGCCCGGCGCGTGGAAGCTTTGAAAAAACTGGGCAATATTACCATTTATGCTCAGGCCGAGCGTAACCAGCGGCAGGGGGTTATACCAAACAAAATGCAGCTGGAATTTGCCCAGCGTTATGTTTACAGCGGTATTTACCGCAAACAAAGCTGGGCTGAATATTTAGAGAGGTGGCAGAAACAATGAAAAAAGAATTAGACTGCCCAATTTGCGGCGGCTCCGGGTATGTGCTGTTGGAAGACGGCAGCGCCGGAGCGTGCAGCTGCTATAAGGAGCGCAGTATGTTGACGGCCAAAAGCGCGGCAGGTTTGCCGACGGCGTTGCAGCAAATGACTTTCAGCAACTTTAATCTGGCCAATTATCCGGGTAACCAATGGCCGCCGGCAGGCGATAACAGAACCTATTTAGATTTGGCCAGGGCGGCACTGGAGAAAACCAAAGCCTGCTGCGAGGCTGTGGTTAAAGGCGGCTGCCGGCGCGGCGTATTACTGCAAGGCAATGTGGGCAGCGGTAAAACGCATCTGGCGGCGGCAGCGGTCAATTATCTTCTGGAGGCGCATCGAGATGTGTATTTCCTTATAGCCTCGGATTTTTTTGAGGAATTAAAAAGCAGCTTTGACGCCGATGAGGAAACTAAAAGCAAAGTCTTTCGCTTGCAGCAGAAAGTCAAAAAGACGGACACGTTAGTAATTGACGATTTGGGCAGCCATAACTTTAGCGAATGGGTGCGCAGCGTGCTGTTTACCATTCTCAATTACCGAATGAATGAGGAACTGACCACCATTATTACCACCAATTTGAACGGCGAACAACTGCGAGAAAATTTGGATGGCCGCTTAATATCCCGGCTTGTTGCTCAATGTCAGCCTTGCCTGCTGCTGGCAAATAACGATTTGCGGCTGCAAAGGAGTGGGTATCGGTGATATTGCATATGGAGCGAGCGTCGATTGCGGAGCTTAACGATGCAGATATAAAAAAGCTCATAGATAAGCAGGCCGCCGCCGATTTGAAATATGACCGGCTGCAGGAATATTACGAGGGCAAACACGATATTTTGCAAACAAGCAAAAAAGACAGTACAGCGCCCAATAATAAACTGGTGCATAATATCCCCAAATATATTACTAATAGCTTTGTAGGCTGTTTTGTTGGCAAGCCTATCGTTTACGCCAGCCAAAACGAGACTTTAATGGCAGAGCTTCAGGCTGTACTGGAATATAACGATGAACAGGCACATAATGCAGAATTGGCAAAATGCTGCTCTATTGGTGGCGGCTGTTTTGAAATGCTTTATTTGGATGAATACGCCAACATTCGCTTTGCCAAGGTACCAGCTTATCAGGGTATAATGATTTGCGCCACCGGCGAGGATACGCCGCTGCTGTTTATCCGGATAATTCACAGTAGGGATAAAAACGACCACGAAATCACCAGAATGGAAATTTGGGACGAATGGCGCTGCCGCTATTACATAAGCAAAAACGGCGCTAACTATCAGCTTTACGATGAGCAGCCCCACTATTGGCAGGACGTGCCTTTTGTTTATTTTGCCAATAATGAGGAGGGCATTGGAGATTTTGAGGATGTAATATCACTGGTTGACGCCTATAATCTGGTGCAAAGCAATACGGCAAATTTATTTCAGTATAACGATAACGCTATTTTGAAAATATCCCGGCTTGGAGATGTTACTTCACAGAATGTTCGAGATATGAAAGAGTTGGGTGCAATTATTCTGGAGGACGGCGGAGATATTGAGTGGCTCATTAAAGAGCTGGACGACAGCGCTCTGGAGAACTACAAAAACCGTCTGTGGCGAGATATGCACATATTCGGCGGTGTGCCGGATTTATCGGACGAAAACTTTGGCAATAATTCCTCCGGCGTGGCGCTGGCCTATAAATTCAGCGCTATGGAGCAGATTTGCGCGGTTAAGGAGCGCAAATTTAAGCGTGGTTTGCAGCGGCGAATTGAGCTTATTTGCAATATGCTCCGGATTATTAAGGGCGCGGCCTGGGACTGGCGCGAGGTGGATATTAAATTCCGCCGCAACAAACCCCAGAATATGCTGGAAACCGCCCAGATTGTGCAAATGTTGGCGGATGTTTTGAGCAAAGAGAGCCGGCTCCAGCTGCTGCCTAACGTGGATAATCCGCAGGATGAGCTGGAGCGGCTGCAAGCCGAGCAGGAGGCGGAAGTTAGCGCTTTTGGTAGCGATACGTCAGCCGGGTATAATATGCTGGCTAACGCGTTGGCAGCGGCAGAACCAACTAGCGAGGAGGATAAGCCATGAGCTTAAAAGAGCGTAATTATTGGATAGAACAGGCCAAGGCGCGGCTGCTGGCCAACGAACGCCGGGCTGATGATGTTACTAAGGAACTGATGATGCTCTATGATGAGGCGGCAAACCTGCTGGAGCAGGATATTTACAATTTGTTTGCCAGATATGCCAAAGATAACGCTCTGACCACTGCTGAGGCGGCGCGGCTGTTATCCGGGGCGGAATACAGCCGCTGGCGCAAATCTATGGAGGAATATCTGGCGGCTGTTAAAGCCGCCGGCAATACCCCGGAGGGCGCTAAGCTGCTGCTGGAACTGAACACGCTGGCTATGAAAAGCCGGATTAGCCGCAGGGAACAGCTGCTGGCCAACGTATACCAGAATATGATAAATCTGGCCGGGGATACCACCGTCCGGCTTAACGATTTGCTGGGAGATATGATTAAGGTTAACTATTATGAGGGTTGCTGGCGTATCCAATGCGGTATAAAAATGGCCTTTACGGTGCCTAAAATCAGCGAAAAGCTGGTTAAAAGCATTTTGGCTTATCCTTGGGCGGAGAAGCATTTCTCGCAGGCTGTTTGGGGCAACTGCGAGCATTTGGCAGCTTTAGCCCGGAGAGAGATTGCTCTGGGCTTTATCCAGGGCAGCAGCGTGGATAAAATGGCGGCGGCTATTGACGGAGTGATGCACAAGGGGCGTTATGCAGCGGAGCGATTGGTACGAACGGAATGTAAATACTTTGCCAATCAGGGAGAGCTGGCTGCTTATAAAGAAAACGGCATTAAGCAATATCGCTTTTTGGGCGGCAGCGAGCGCAGCGGCGCTTACTGCGGCTGTCTGGAGTTAAACGGCCAGATATTTGACGTGGAGGACGCAGAGCCGGGCGTCAACTTTCCGCCGATGCACCCCAACTGTCTTTGTACGGTGGTGGCGCATTTTAAGCGCAGTATGTTCGGCCATTTGCCGGATGGGGCCACGCCAATTACCCAAAACCCCAATTTTAAGCAATGGGCTAAGAAATACGCCAAAGAATTAAACGTCAATTAAACGCTTGCTAAAGGGCAGTTGGCAGGCGTTTGATTATATAAAAATAAAATGATTATGGAGGTAAGAAATTATGGACGAAACCAAAACCACACCCACACCCGGTGCAGCCGAAGAACCGGCTGCTGCCAGCGACGGCGCACAGGATAAAGGCGCCGAGGGAGGAGCCGCCAAAGAACAGGACGGGCTGATGCAGAAGTTTATGGACTTTTTGAGCCGGGGCGAGAAAAAATCTGCTCCAAACAAGGACAAGCCTGCCGAAGCCGAGGGCGGCGGCAAAACCTACACGCAGGCCGAATTTGAGACGGCAGTGGCCGAGGCGGTGGCCAAAGCTACAGTCGGCGGCCAAAAGCAGCCAGAAAAAGCAGCCGAGGCAGATACACAAAAGGAACTGGCCGAACTGAAAGCCCAGCTTTTAAGCCGTGAACTGCACGAATTGGCGGCGGTTAGGCTGAAAGAAAGCAATTTGCCGGCGGATTTGGCGGCGCTGCTGGATTACAGCAGTAGGGAGAAAATGGAGGCCAGTCTGAAAACCATCGGCGAAAGCTTTAACAGCAGTCTTGAAGCGGCGGTTAAGGAGCGACTCAAGGGCAAAACGCCGCTTGGTCTGGGTATGGGCAACAGCAAAGAAACAATCGAAGAACAAATTGCCAGGGCAATGAAAGAGGGGGTAAGATAAAATGCCAAATGTTATTGAGTTTGCACCTATTTTTCAGCGGCAGCTGGATGCACTGGCTGTGCAGGAGTGTACCAGCGGCTGGATGGAGCCTAACCAAAGCCTTATTATTTATAACGGCGGCGCAGACGTAAAAATTCCTATTCTGGAAATGGACGGTCTGGCAGATTATGACCGCAACGAGGGTTTTGTTACCGGCTCCGTATCTCTGCATTATGAAACTATGACAATGAAGCATGACCGCGGCACTCAGTTTATTATTGACGCTATGACAGTAAACGAAAGCGGTTTTCTGGCTACAGCCTCAGCGATTATGGGACAGTTTCAGAGGGAAAAGGTGGTGCCGGAAATTGACGCCTGTCGTTACAGCACTATTGCTCAAAGGGCTATGGAACTGGACAGAGTACGCTATGGCTATATTCCGGCGGCAGCCACGATTTTGAAAGAACTTGACGCTGACATTGAAACCGTCAGGGAAGAAGTTGGCGAGGAAACGCCGCTTACTATCACTATGAGTTTTGCAACTGCCGGCATATTAAGTCAGAATGACAAAACAAAGCGTATTGTGGATGTAAGCAATTTTACCAAAGGCGACCTGACATATAAAGTTAAGTCGTTGGACGGCGATATTCCAATTATTCGCGTTTCTTCTAAGCGTCTGAAAACCGCCTATAAATTCTGGAGCGCCAGAGGTGAGGAAAAAGATAAATTTGGTTTTGAGCCGTTGGAAGACGCTCTGGACATCAACTGGATTATCAGCGCCAGAAGAGCGCCTATTGCCGTATCGCGCACGGATAATACACGAATTTTTGACCCACAGACTTATCAAAAAGCTAATGCCTGGGCAGCGGATTATCGTAGATACCACGATATTTGGGTGCCTAAAAATCGTATGGGCGGCATTATGGTTAATATTAAACAGGCAAAACCGGCGGCTCCGACAACGCCCTCCAGCGGTGAGAAATAAGCTATGGCAAGCAAAAAGACAGCGTTAGATAAGCAGATTTTGAAAATTGCCGCTGATGTGCAGCAGACGTTAAAGCTGCCGGAGGATAAGGCGCCGCTCATCCAGCGCTATACGCGCCGGGCAGTCAACCGCATTCTGGTGTATTGCAGCCGCCCGGATTTGCCGGAGCTTTTAGAGGATGTGGCGGCGCAGATAGTTGAGGATATGCTGCACTATGATAATCAGGCCGGGGATAATACCTCCGACGGCATTATTTCCAGCATATCCAGAGGCGATACCACTATCAGCTATAAGGACAGACGCAGCAGCTATACGGAAACGGTGGAGTTTGCGCGCAATTACAAAAGCCTGCTTATCCCTTTTAAGCGCATGAAAATACCAAGAAACGCGGAGGCAGATAAAAATGACTGAGGCGGATATTCTAGCCGGCACCTATGACGATTTATGCAGCGTTTACCGGCCTTGCAAAAGCCTTAAAAATGACGGTGAAACCGAGCAGGAGCGGCAGCTTGTTTATGCAGACCTGCCCTGCTCCCTGAGCCGCCCCAGCGGCGGCAAACGGCAGAGGGAGCAGCCGGTAGCCAAGGCCGGCGTGGATTATACCCTGTTTGTGCGCCCGGAGGTGGAAATACTGCCCGGCGATTTGCTGGAAGTACGCCAGCAGGGGCGCACAATCCGAGGGGTAGCCGGCAGGGCTTTTTTCTATCCCTCGCACAATGAAATTCCGGTAACGCTGGTTAAGGAGCGCGTCTGATGAGCAGCACTGAATACCGCTTTGACGGTCTGGACGCTCTGGAGCGGCGGCTGGCGCAGCTGATTGAACGCCAGTACCCGGCAGAATTTAGGGAGCTGGTTATCCAGATAGCCAGAGAGCTGCAAACCAAGGTTAAAGAGAAAACGCCGGTTAAAACCGGGCGGCTGCAGGATAGCTGGATTGTTGGGGATATTGTTAAGCGCAGCGATTGCTATTACATTGAGGTTTACACCAATGTAGAATACGCCGCTATGGTGGAATACGGCCACCGCAAACAGGGAGGCCGGGGCTTTGTGCCGGGCAGGCATATGATGGAGTTATCCTTAATTGAGGTACAGGCCCGGCTCACTCCCTTTTTGCGGCAATGGCTGCACGACTTTATAAATTCGCACGAGGCATAGCAAAA